GCTGGCGTCGGCAAACTCCCACGAGATGTATATGCGCGGCTGCGTACCACCGCCGGGCAGGGCCGCCAGCGCCCACTCGTCAGATCGCACCAGGCTGATGATGGGCGTAGCCGCCTTGCGCAGCGGCCCGGTGCCGGGCAGGGTGATGGAGGGGTCATAGGGCGGGATGGTGCCACCATCATCGCCGTAGAGTTCCTCCACATAGTCGATGAGGCCCACTTCGGCCGTATAGTCGTCACCGGGCGTGATGCTGGTCACCAGGCACATGCGGCCCACGTCCTGCACGGCACCTACCATGACCAGATCGCCGGGGCGCAACAGCACCTCCGTGCCATCAGGGCCGCCCGTGGGCAGGGGCAGAGGGGCGTCCAGTACAAAGGTCAGCCCGTCATTGCAGGTGCCGGCAACCGTCCATTCGCTGCCGTCGCGCAGCCGCACTATGGCGCCATAACGCACAAAGGGTGTCAGTACATTGATCAGGCTGTCCCAGCGCAGGGAGACGATCTGCCCGTCTTCGTCCAGTTCCCAGCTTTTCAGTGTCGCGGCGCCCAGGCCGTAGAGCGTCTCCGGCCGCACCACGCGCACCTTGTCGCCTTTCCGCAGGCGCAGATACTCCAGCGGCATGGTGACGCTGTATTTTTCGTTGAGCAGCAGGGCCTGCCCCAGATGCCAGCGGCCCCGGATAGCAGCCTGCTGCGGGCTGGTGGTGCCGTACAGTTCGATCATGTCGAACAATGTTGCCGTGGACGCATCATAGCCCGGCGCGTAAACTGTCAGCTCGGCCTGCTCGTAGTCCTCAGCCTCGCTGATGTACTGCACCCTCAGACCGTGAATGGGTTCGCGGTATTCCAGCGATGAGGAAAAATCACGGCTGTTACGCACCGTAATGTCGCCGCGCGGCTGGCCGTCCAGCTTGTGCTGCCAGACAACACCCCAGCGACCATTGTGCGACATGGGACTGCCGCGCCCAGCTGCCGCAATGTCAGCAAGCGTGTCATAGACTTTGCCCTGCGTGTCGTAGACGCCATCAAAAAGATAGCCGTTTTCCGTGCACCACTCATGCCAGCCCTGCAGGTTTTCCCAGTCGATCTGGTCATCGGTCAGCGGACGCGGATTGGCCGGGCCGCGCAGCACGGCCAGATAGGCCGATGCCGGGTTACGGGTGGCCCGGGTAATCCAACCCTTGCTCTCCTGGTCCCAGTCCGGCAGCACGGCCGTAGCGATGGCCGTGAAAACTTCCAGCTGGTTCTGGATCTGGTTCGTCGCTTTGACTTTGAGGGCAGCCATGGCCAGCGGGATTTTTCCGGTATAGGGCTTTTGCGTGCTGTCCATCCCTTTGAGAGCCGACCAGTACAGCGGATCAATGACCTTGCTGGATTTGCTCTGGCCACTGGTACGCCGCACCTGCACGTCATAGCCTGTTGCGCTGTAATCCACGCGCCAGCGCCGTTCCAGACGCACAGCCTTGTCCGGCATGGCGCCAACGCCTGTAAGCGTCAAAATACTGGCCACAGTCTCCACCGTGCCGCCGGAAAACGCCAGGCGCAGAGGCGCGGGCTGCGTGATGGTGATACCCGCATCCGTGGCGGCATCCGAGAGCTGCCAACTGCTCACGCGGTCGCCGGTTACGGTCACCGTGGCCAGCAGCGTGGCCTTGTCGGGCAGGGTGGGCTGGGTCACCACGGCCGTACCGCTGTAGATAGGATGGCGCCAGTCTCCGCCACGCACGGGCTCGCCATTTTCGGCACTGAATCGGGCCACACAGAAATTCCCGCTCAAATCCAGATACACGAGACACGTTCCAGAAAAATTCACTGCCGAGACCGTGACATTGCTGTCTCCCCTGCCCAGGGTGTAGGCAGGCAGCATGGCGCGCGGAAACTCCAGAGTCTGGGCTACCACTTCGGCGGTCATGCCGTGCCATTCTCCGGCGGGAGTATCCACCCCGGCCCGGACGCGGCAGCGCACCTCAACACTGCGTGAAATGGGATAACGGTTGGCCCTATCGTCGACACCGTAAAGCCCCTGCGGCGCCTGTATGCCCACACCAAGCGTGTCCACTCCTGCCTCGGTGCTGCGGGTCACCCACCAGGCATCCTGCGCCAGATCATTGCCCACACTGTCCGTGGTCACCAGCTGCAGGGAAAGCGCGGTCTGGTAGACCACGGTCGGCAGCAGGCCGGGCACGGCCTCACCTTCATTGCCGTAGCAAATCTGCAAGGTCACATCCTGGTAGGCATCCAGATCCGTGTCCCCCAGACGCAGGCGCTCAAGCTGCAGCGGGCCGTAGCCGGCCACGCCCAGAAAATAGAGATACTCGTCCTGCCCTTCCAGCTCGGTGTAGTCGTCCAGGATGCGCGTGAACGGGATCTTGTGACGGCCCAGTACAACGCGCACGGGATCACCATATCCCATATGATTCGACGAGGCATTGAGACTGTAGGTCGGTGATGCTGCCCGGCTGTCCATGCTGAAAGACGGCAGACTTGGCGGCCGCACCGGCGCGATGACGTCAGCCAGCAGACTCAGGCCAATGGTGGCCCCGGCGGCCAGCAGGCCGTTTGCCAGACCGGCCAGCGCAAAGCCAGCAAACGGTGCCCAAACTGAAATCACTATCCCTACCACGGCCGCCACCACTTTCAGCAGGCCGTTGAGGAAGTTTCCGCCTCCCTGCGGCACGGCCTGAAAATACAGGTCGTCTCCGGGCTGCACACGCACATGAGGCCACGCTCCCTGCGGCACGACACGGCCATTGAGCAGCAGACGGCCACCACGCCGGAACATGGCAGGCACTGCGGCCAGAGCACGGATGCCATCCACAGCCTCTGCCAGCGTCACGAAGGCGGGAACCGTTCCCCGCCAGACACGCAGGGGTGCGAGGATGTTGGGAATACACTCCACACTGGCCAGCAGGGGCACAGCCGGCAGCGTAGGGCCATGCCAGCTGGAATCATTTGCCGGCACGACGGGACGCGCATCAGCAGCACACACGATAGTATCCTCCCAGCTGCGCCTGCAGGTCGCGACGATTGGCCAATGCTTCGCGCTGGCTCCCGGACGCATCCTCGATGTGTAGGATGATGTCCGGGCACTCTACCAGAACGCCCATATGCCACATGACACCGCCCCGAAAAAACGCGGCGATGTCCAGCGGACGTTCCTCGCCCACAGGCACAGGACTGAAAATACTCATGTCCGGGCGATGACGCTCAAAAGCCCGGCAGCGGTCGCTCATACGCCTGGCCAAAGCGTCAGGATCATCCAGCCAGTCCGGCAGCAACACACCAGCCTGTTCAGCCAGCACCAGACGCACCAGACCGAAGCAGTCCAGCCCACGGCGGTCGCGGCCGCCCAGCTTCCACGGCAGGCCCACATAGTCGTCAAACATCATGGATGCACCCCAGGAAAGTAGCGCTTAAAATAGCTCATGCCCGGGAAGCCCTCGCTTTCCAGCGTGTCCGCCGTAAGCTCCATGCTGATGCTGGCCCCGCCGATCTGGATATTGCCCAGCCAGAATCCGGGGTATTTTTCCAGCACGCGATCCGGGAAATGCGCGCTCACCTGATACATGTCGCAATGCACACGGGTACGCACGCTGCGCAGCATGACCACCAGCTCGTCAGTGCGGGCAATGCTGATGCTGGCCCTGCTGACGGCGTCCTCTTCCTGACTGGGTGGGGTAAGCAGCACGGGCACATAGATATAGTCCTGCTGCGGCTGCCCGGCCTGACCAAGATTGGAGCGGATGCCATAATACGGCACACCGTCCTGCCGCTCGCCAAGCCTCATGGTGGACGATGTGGCAAGGCGCATGACGCCTGGATAGTCGGGATGCGTCAGCTCCAGCAAAAAGATGATCCAGTCCTCGTGCGCCCTGTCAATGTACAGGCCAAGGTCAAGAGAAACGGGCGTACTCATGGCAGCACCTGCCAGACCATGCTGACCTTGCGCCGAAAGGGCGTAAAGAAATTGCTGGTGTAATCCTGTGAAGCTGTCTGATCAAACTGCATCTGCACGGCTTCTCCAGTGTCAGGATCAACATAATCAAAAGGCAGAACGCCACCCGCAAGTGAAGACTTGTGCCATTCCTTAAAAATAGCCAGCTGCTCCAGGGTAAACACAAACGTCATGGCGAATTTGTCTCCCTGCATGGCTTTGGGTCTCGTATATAGCGGCCCTTCATCCGGCTGGAATGTCCAGCGGGATGCGGGCTTCTGCAGCTGATACCCCTCCTGCAGCGGCATTCGGGGCAGGGAAGGGGGCCAGGTGACTGCCATGGCTAATCTCCTCTCCGCACGGGGCGGGTATCCATCCCGTAATTGCGGCGCATGACGCTATTACTCTTGCCGCCGCGATCTCTCAAATCCTTGGCAAAGGCGTCCTTGGCCTGACGGATGATGGTGACCATGTCGATACCGCCGGATGCATTTGGCTTTTCTTCCTGTTCCACTACGGCAGAGGTGTAGTTGTGCACGGTATTGTTGACCACCACACGGCTCCCGCCACCACCGGCGGCCATGCCCGCATGGTAAGCCGCGGTCTCATCCCGATTGAGCACACGCTCACCGCGCTGCAAGATGGCCGGGTATTCATCCTGGGCAAACCAGCCGCCACCGGAATGCAGGCGCGGCGCACCGGCAAAGGCGAAGGCGGGCACATTACGGGTAAATGTCGGGCTGTCAAAACCCACCAGGCCACCGCGATGCCAGCCGGTAGTCATCTCGTAGGACACCCCCTCAGACGTAACGGAGCTGGTCGTGGTCGAAAACATGTCCCCAAACCCGCCCATAACGATACTGCCGATTCCCTTGAACAGACCGGAGACAGCAGCTTGCATCTGCATCCTGACGACCTGCCGGATGAAGTCGTTGGCAAGATCGTTGAAATTGAGCTTCCCCGTCATGCAGAATTCGGTCAGCGCGTCCGCCATACCGTCCATGGTATTGCCCCAGATGCTGCCCAGCCGTTCGGCCCAGTTGGTGGCGTCTGAGAAATACTTGTTCGTAGTACGAGCGAATCCGCTCCACGGGTCGCGGGCTGTCTCCAGCTTTTTCAGGGCCTCCCACTGCTGCACCAGGGCCTCGGGGATGCCGCTAGTGCGGTAGAGTTGCGCCTGCTGTTCGATGAGCCTGTTCTGATACTCCAGCGATTCCCCGTACTCCCCGGAGAGATCGCCAAGCTCCTTGTAAAAGTCCGCGGCGGTCTGGAGGTCTTTGTACTGGCGCTCCTGCGCCTTCTGCTCGGCATCCCGCAGGGCCACCTGCTTTTGCAACTCGGCGGCCTTGTCCTTCTCGGCTTTCAGGGTGTCGGCCTGCCCCTGCGTCAGCTTGCCCTGGGCCACCTGCTTGGCCAGCTCTTCATTGGTCTTGCTCAGGGTGGCCTGGTACTGCTGCTCTATGCGGATCTTGGCGCGGGCCAGATCTTCGGTCTTGTCCAGCCCAAGCTGCTGCTGCAGGCTGTCGATGGCCTGCCGGGTGCGCTCCAGCTCGCCGTTGTAGTCGGCCTGCGAGACGGCGGCGGACTTGGCAGACTTTGCCCCCTTTTTCCCTGCATCTTCGATTTTTTGATTGTAAACCTGGATGACTTTATCGCGATCAGCAAGGAGAGAGCTCGTATCTTTTCCCTGCGCCTTGTACGCTTCGATGCTTTTATCAATATCTGCGATAAGAATATCGCGTTCGTTTCTCAGTGCAGTGATTTGATATTCAGCCGTATTTTTCAGGGCTTTATCAATAGCAGCTCTGCCTTTTGAAATAGCTTCCGCTTCCTCTTTCTGGCCCTGTTCGATATAGGCGTTTACCCTGTTCTGGCTTTTTTCATATTCTATTGCTGCTTTGATTTGCCGTTCGCGGTATTGCTCAAGGTAAACTTCTGGCTGGATTATAGTCCCGTCTGGCAAAACCTGGACGTCAGACTTCACGCCTTCGGGCTTCATCCCTTCTTTTTTCAGGAACTCGACAGCACGATCCCTTTCTGCCTGTATGCGCTTTTGTTTATTCATACTGGCAAGGGCATCTGTTACGGCGTTTATCATGTCGATCATGGGGCCACTGTCCATTACGTTCTTCTTGAACAGTTCCCACTCGTTGGACATGCGGTTGATAGCGCCTTGTGCCGTATTTGCTGCTTCTGCGGCAGCCCTGCCGTATTTCTCTTCCAGCGCCTCGGCGAGAGCCGGCAAAAGCTGTTCTGCCGTCAGTTTTCCGTCGGCCATGAACTTGTCGAGCTCTGCCGTGGTCATGCCCATGGCTTTTGCG